TAACCATCACGAGGGAAGTAGGGAAAACACCCGAACGCGTTGTGCGCACTCTCAATAATTTTGGCAGTGGTGCCTGTTATGGAGTCCACAATGACTCTCTGGTTAATTTAGTCCGAGGGGTAACTGAGAGGGTACTATACAACGTTTCTGCAAACGGTGACCTTGTGCCCACTCGAAAGCCTGTTAGTGGTGTATTTGAGCGTCTTTACGGGATCCGTAACCGCGTCCTTAAACACACGCCCTCGACCACCGTTGTCCCTGTCTCGGAGTACCCCGAGCTATACAACGGTCGCAAGCGTGCTGTCTATGAACGCGCAGTTGAGAGTCTGTCCATCCAGGCTTGTCGACGCTGTGACGCTTATGTTTCCACTTTCGTTAAGGCTGAGAAGATTAACTTCTCATCCAAGGGTGACCCCGCCCCACGTGTTATTCAACCGAGGTCTCCTCGGTACAATGTTATGGTTGGACGTTACCTTAAGCCGTTTGAAAAGGCTATTTGTAAGGGATTTGCTCGTTTTCAGGGCTATAACGTCATTTTGAAGGGGTTGAATGCCGATGACACAGCTCTTGCGCTCCGGGATAACTGGGATTCGTTTTCTGACCCAGTTGCCTTTGGCCTTGACGCTAGCCGATTTGACCAGCATGTCAGCGTTGAGGCTCTTAAGTTCGAACATACTTTTTATAACCGTAAGTTCAATTCTGAGGAGCTTGCTGAATATCTGTCATGGCAGTTGAGAAACCGTGGATTTGGACGTGCCGCAGACGGTACCGTTCGTTATGTAGTTGATGGCTGTCGCATGTCTGGTGATATCAACACTGGTATGGGTAATTGCATACTCATGTCATCTATTGTTATCGGGTATTTTGAGCACATTGGTGTTCATGCTCGGCTTAGCAACAATGGTGATGATTGTGTTGTGATATGCGAGCGGCGTGACTATGAACGTTTCGCTGGTATCGATAATTGGTTTACTGAGTTTGGGTTTAAGCTGACTCGTGAACCCGTTGTCGATATATTCGAGAAAATTGAGTTCTGTCAAGCGCAACCTGTCTTCATTGGGGACTCGTGGCGTATGGTTCGTAACCCGTACACCGCCTCCAGTAAGGACTGTGTGTCTCTTCTTTCCTGGGCTAATGAACTCGAATTTCAGCGGTGGCGAAATGCTATCGGTACATGCGGTTTGTCGCTTACCACTGGTGTTCCATTCTGGGAGGCATTTTATAGAGCCATCTGGGCTCCGACACACCATGATGAGGCTGTTAATAGGGTGAATGATTCTGGACTTGGCTATATGGCCAGAGGGGTCCGGACAGCTCACATCACCCCCGAAGCACGCTTCTCATTTTATTTGGCTTTTGGTATGACCCCCGACCAGCAGGTTGCACTCGAGGATCAACCAGTAGTCACATGGCGTGAACCGGAGCCCGTGGCAGAATTTTGCCACCTAGTTTCTCAACACCCTCTCCTCAATAATGACTCGCAAATCTCAAAACTCTAGCCTATCACGGCGAGGACCGCCCTTTGGCGGTGCTGCTAGACGTAACTTACGCTCACCAAAGATGAACTACAACAACGGTAAACTCACTTACCAGATCACGTTTGAGACTTCTGCCTTGTCCACAAATGCGTCTGGTGTTATTACTGGGTTTACTTATGTTGATCCGTTGGCTTACCCTAGTTACCAACTTGGGCAAGTTGGTGCTCTTTTTCAGGAGTACCGAGTGCTCAAGTATAATATTCGTTGGGTTCCTCTTGTTGGTGCCACTACTGGTGGCTCAGTTCGCATGGCTTACATTGACAATGCGGAGATGATCCAGAAGACCGCGTCTGGAGCATACACTGCCGGTGATGTCTCTATTTTGACACAACAGGCTGGTGCTTCCCACCGTGGCCCAATTTGGCAGGAAGTGAACTTTTCCATGCCCAACAATATTGGTAAGAGGCGCTCATGGTACCAATCAGACTCGTCACTGCTAGTTACTTCTGAGCAGGTTGATCGAGTAGTTCAAGCGATGGTTTTAGTGTATGCTACTGGCCCAGCCAGCACCTCATCGATCGGTTATCTAGCTGCAACATTGACCGTAGAATTTCGCCTCCCTATGCCAGTCACTTCGAGTCCTGTCCTCATGCTGAAAGATGAGGACAGGCGTCCAGATGCTGGACAGAATCCCACGCCACCGCTCCGGCGAGATCCTCCATCGAAGCCTGTGCCACCACCCTCTGTTGATACACTTGGTTAGTTTCTTGTTTATGATGGCCCTATCTCTCCCCCACCATGGCATTTGCCAGATTAACAAATAATCGTCCGGAAACACCCGTCGCCGGTTTATAAATTCGG